AAATAAAAATTAATTCTACAACTGGTAGTGAAATACTAACTACAGCAGAGGCAAAAGATTTTATTAGAGTTGATACTACAGCTGATGATACAATTATCGGTCAAATGATAACACAAGCTAGAATATGGTGCGAAAACTATATATCAAGAGACATAGTGGCTAAAAATAGAACTTTATATTTAGCAAGTGTTAATGAAAGATTTGTTTTACCTTTTTCGCCAGTTGCATCTATTAGCTCAATAACTGTTGAGGGAACTGCAACTACAGATTATGAAACTTATGGTCTAGATGATAAAATAGTTGCTTTAAATAATCTTCCATCTAAAGAAGTTAAAATTACCTATGTAACAAGCGGACAAGATGATAGCTTATTAAAACAAGCATTATCACAACTTGTGGCAACTTATTATGATAACAGAAGTGATTTTGTTATAGGAGTAACTATTAATGAGGTGCCAACGAATGTTAGAAATATTTTAGATTCATATAAAAATATGTTTATTTAATGCAAGTAGGAAATTTAAATACAAGGGTATTAGTAAAAAGACAAACTAAAAGCAGTGATAATTTTGGTGGTTTTACTGCTACAACTGCGACTGAATATACAATTTGGGCAGAAGTAAAAGAAACATCAGGAGAAATAACAACACAAAATGGAAAGCGTGATAGATATGTATCTATTGAAGTTCGCTGTAGAAAACGAACTGGAGACCAAATACTTGACGGAGATTTGCTTCAGGTTGAAGGAGTATCAGGGTTGTACAGGATTAACAACAGATATGACGACATACAAGATTTTTACACTACAATAGAGGCTACAAAAAAAGATTAAAATGATTAAGTTAAATCAAAATGATGTAAATAAACTGCAAAGGAAATTTCACGCTCTAAAAAGTATTGACCAAAGCGGACTTAAAAAAGAAATGTACACTGCCGGTGCTTTAATGTCTAGAGATATAAAAAGAAGTGCGCCAGTTGATACAGGAAATTTAAGAAACAATGTTGGGTTTGAGCCAAAAGAAAATGATTTAACAGTATTTTCAAATGCGCCTTATAGTGGTTTTGTAGAAGAAGGAACTAGATTTCAAAAAGCTCAACCATTTTTTTATAGAAATATTGAAAAAGGAATTAAATTGCTAATTAAAAACCTTGAATATAGAATTAAAAGAGCAATACGATGAAAGACCCAATAAAATATATTAGACAGGCAATGATTAATGCTTTAAACGGCAATATTTCTTATAATGGTGCAAACGTACCTGTTTACGGCAGAGTTCCATCTAGCGCAAGTGAGCCATATATAAAAATTTATTCAGTACAAACAAATGAGGCTGACCAAAATGCTGATGAGTTTATAACCGAAACACTTACAAGAATTGAAGTTGTAACAGCTTTTGATAGTGATAGCGGAGGAGAATTAGAAGTAAATACAATTGTAAATGATATATTAGTAATAATTAGAACACGCTCAAGCGGTTATTTTGATTTATCAAGTAATGATTTTCACGTTTATACTTGTGTAAATGAAGGCGTTACTTATTTAGAGGATGATAGAAACGATAAAACTTACTTTACCTCTATAATTGATATTTCAAATCGTGTTCTGCAAGTTTAAAAATTATGAATAAAATTAGCGATAACATTTCCTGGAATGAAGCTGTTAGTTCTTCAACAGCTGAAAGATTAGAATTAGATAATATTCCAGACAAAGAACAAGTAAAAGCAATGATAAAAGTTGCTGAAAAAGTATTTCAACCTTTAAGAGAATGGTGCGACCATCCAATTAAAGTAAATAGTTTTTATAGGTCACCGGAGGTTTGTAAAGCAATAGGTTCTAAAATAACAAGTCAACACACAAAAGGTGAGGCAATTGATATTGATACACTAGGAAGCACTCCTAATGGAGAGTTATTTTATTATATAAAAAACAATTTAGATTTTGACCAGTTAATTTGGGAAAAGGGAGATAATGATAATCCTGATTGGATTCACGTCTCTTATGTATCTAAAAAAGAAAATAGAGGGGTTGTGTTACAGGCTTGGAAACCAGAGGGAAAAAGTTACACACTATATAAATATTTTGATTTAGATGCTGAAACTTCTTAAAAGATTACTAGGTTTTAAAGATTCATCCGATATTGGAGGTCTTGGTATGGAGATAAGGGAACTTATTAAAGGTAAAGAAATAGACCCTCAACAATTAATAGAACTACAATCGGAGATAAATAAAATGGAGGCAAAGCACAGAACAATCTTTGTGGCCGGATGGCGCCCCTTCATAGGCTGGGTGTGTGGGATAGCCCTTGCATATAACTTTGTTCTACGAGATATGCTTGTTTGGTATATGGGAGCAGAAACAGCTCCTCCAGCTCTACAAATGGAACATTTAATGACAGTACTTATTGGAATGTTAGGTCTTGGTGGAATGAGAACATTTGAGAAATTTAAAGACAAAACAAACTAATGGCACAAAAAGTATTTATTTCTTATGTTGAAAAACCAAAGAAAAAAAGACCTGGTCGTCATAGTAAAAATGCTAGTAAAGGTCAATCAGGTTACAAAAAGAAATACAGAGGTCAAGGGCGAAAGCATTAATTATTAATTTGTTATTTTTGTAGTAAATATTTAGGTTATGGCAAATGATATGAGTTACAATTCGGTTTATCACAAATCTGCTTTTGGAGATTTTGGTTTAGAAATTATTGCTTCTGGAGAGACGAGTACTGTTGGAGAGCAATATAATGCTATTCAAGTATTGGAAGATGCTACAGTTAGCGCTACAAATAATACAACTAAAGGTGATACAACAATAACAAGTTTAGAATTAGTAACTGGGATGATAATTTATGGTTCATTTCATACAATTAGCGTTTCAGCAGGTAAAATAATTGCATATATAGAATAGTATGTTAGGACTTGGACTTGGTTTACCGAAGATTGGAAATAAGATTGTTAAGATAATAAAACATCTGAAATCTTATTGGGATAAGAACAGCCATCAATGGAATCACGAAAACACGAATTGGGAATCAATATAAATTAAAATAATATGGCAACATTAACAGGTAATAAAATAAAAGATACTTATACATCATTAATAAAATTTAGTGATAATGGAAGTGCTGATGGAACTCTACAATTGTTAAGTGATGGTGCTGGTAATTCAATTGGAATTTCAGTAGATAACTCTGGAAACATTTCATCTTCGGCAGTAGGAACTTTAGTAGGTACAACTTCTTCAAATGTAGTAAATGCTACAATGTTAGATGTAAGTGGAAATGGAACATCGGGACAATACTTAATTTCAGATGGAGATGGAAGTTTCTCTTGGCAAACATTATCTGCAGGTGATATTACAGGCGTTACTGCAGGAACAGGACTTTCAGGAGGTGGAACAAGTGGAGATGTAACTTTATCTTTAGCAGATGACGGAGTAACTTATGCAAAGTTAGGTGCAGAGTTTACTACTTCAGCAGCATTAAGTGGTACATCTGTAGATTGGGCAACCGCTACAACATTTACTAAAACATTAGGAGCAGATACAACATTAACATTTGCTAATGTATCAACAGGTATGCAAATCAATTTAGTTATTAGTGGTAATTACACATTAACTTTACCTTCTAGTGTAAAAGAACTTACAAATGCTTCAACGTATGATGGAAGTGGAGAAAATTTAATAAGTATAGTTTCTACAAATGGAAACACTGAGCAATTCGCAACAATAAATAAAGTAGCATAATTATGAAAGCAGTAAATAACGAAGGTGTAATAACATTTTACCAATCAGTACCAAGTTCATTCAGGTCATCAACAGGACTACATTTAAACGTAAAAGGTTGGTCTGACCAAGATATGAAAGACAATGGTTTATTTGACGTAATTATTGATGAAGATTATGATTCAAGAATACATAATTTAGGTGAGATATATTGGGATACAGCAGCTACTTGTTTTAGAAAAGACATATCTAATAAAACTTGGGAAAAGTCATTAAGCGAATTAAAAGAACAAGCGATTACCAATTTTAAATCAAGAATAGGGAGTGAACTTGCAAAAACAGATTGGTATATTATTAGAAAAGCTGATAATGGAACAGAAGTGCCACAAGAGATAGCTGATGCAAGAGAAGATTTAAGAGAATTATCTGATACAACTGAAACTGAAATCAATGCTTTAAGTGCAAAAGGTGCAGTTATTACATTTGATTTCCCAAACATTTAATAAATGGGTTTAAATAAAAGATTAATTGGTGCAGGTGCTACTGCAAGTGGTGCATTTACACCAAGTCAAAACTTTAAAGTAGTTACTTATACAGGTAATGGTGGAACACAAGCGATTACTGGTGTGGGATTTCAACCTGATTTAGTTTGGGTAAAGGTAAGGTCTACTACTGGTTCTGGCCCACTAGCTGACTCAACAAGAGGAACAAGAAAAGCTATTTATTCAAATTTAACTGATGCTGATTATACCTTTCCAGCGGGACAAGGAGTTACAAGTTTTGATGCTGATGGATTTTCTGTAGGGGATGATGCAACGGGTAATGGAGGTTATAACGGTAGTGGAAAAACTTACGTAGCTTGGTGTTGGAAAGCAAACGGAGGGACTACAAGCAGCAATACAGATGGAACGATTACAAGTACAGTACAAGCAAACCAAGATGCTGGATTCTCTATAATAAAATTTACAGGTAATGGTACTGCAGGTGCGACAATCGGACACGGGTTATCACAAACCCCTGAACTATATATAACGAAAAACCTTGAAACGGCTGGTAAAAAATGGCCTGTACATACTCAAGATGTAGGAAGTTTAAGTGGAAGTCAAACAGCTGCTTTAAATGAAACTGCTGCATTTGGTGCATTTGGTTATAGCTCAACAGCAACTGTTATTACAACAGCTGAATATTCTGACAGAAATGAAAGTGGTGTAGAAATGCTTATTTATGCTTTCCATTCAGTTGAAAACTTTTCAAAGATTGGCACATACGAGGGAAATGGAACAACAACAGGACCAATGGTAGAAACAGGATTTGAACCTGCAATGATAATAATCAAAGATGCTGATGGTTCAGATAACTGGGCAATTGTTGATAATAAAAGAGCAACAACAAATCCAAGACAAACTTGGTTAAGACCTAATTTAAATAATGCAGAATTTACTAATACTGTAGATTCAATAAACTTTTACTCTAATGGTTTTCAAGTAGCAGGAGGAACAAGTGTATCAAACTTTCTAAATGAAAATGGTAATACATTTATCTATATGGCATTTGCTGCAGACCCTGACACAGAACAACCAACACTTGCAGATAGTTTTGCAGTAAAAACTTATTCAGGTAATGGTGGAACACAATCTATAACAGGATTTGGTTTTTCACCATCAATGATTTGGACTAAAGGAAGAACAGTAGCATACGACCACGGATTGTATGATAGTGTTAGAGGTGGTGGAAGTCTTATATATCCATCTTTATCTCAAGCAGCATCAACTGTTACAAACGGAATACAATCTTTTGATGCAGATGGTGTTACATTTGGAGCTAATAATAAATCAAATGCTTCAGATTCAACATACGTTGCTTGGGCGTGGAAAGCCGATGATAACGAACCGACAATTATACCTGCAACAGGACCTGATTCAGTAGATGATGAATACCCTGTTGTAGCATATTACAATATAGGTTATACTACATCAGGTAAATTCAATGGTGGATATACATTTAATGGTATAACGGCAGGTGGAACAACTGGAAGTGCTATTTTTGTACCACAATTTGAAAGAAATACCAGTATAGATTTTACTCAAAGTGGTGTTTCAGCAAGTGGTTGGTTTTATTCTACAGGTTCACCAAGCGGCAATGCTTCCCACGTTTTGTTTAGTATGTATGGTGATTGTGGATTTAACATACAATACACTTCAAGTAGAACAATAATTTATTCAGGTGCAATTAATGGTAGAACAAATAAAACAATGCCATCAAACGCTTGGACTCATATTGCTTTCACTTATTCTTCAAGTGGTTATTTAAAAGTATATGTTAATGGAAGTGCAAGTAGTAGTTACAATGTAGGAACAAGTGCTTTACAGTCAGGAGGTCCAAGAGTAAATGGTATAGGTGGTATTGCTGACAACGGTGACCATACAGGACCTACATCTTGGTTTTATGCTTTTCAAGGAACAATTAGTCAAGCGAGATATTTTAATTCAGAATTAACACAAGCAAATGTAAATACGCTTTATGGTGAGAGTTCATCTGACAATGAAACACTTGATATTTTAGGAGATGGTAAATGTATTGCAGCTTACACGTTAAGTAAAGAATTATCAGAATTAGCTTTAGTTAGTGCAAATGCTAATGCAGGATTTAGTATTGTTAAATGGACTGGGAATGGTTCTGCAGGTAAAATTCCTCACGGACTTTCAGCAGCTCCTGAAATGATAATTACAAAAAGATTAACTGGCACAAGTCCTTGGTACACATATAATGCTTACCTAAACGGAGGTGCAAATCCTGCTTATTATTTTGTTAATTTAAATACAAGTGATGGTGAAACAAATAATGGTTCATCAGGTGGTAGTTTATTTAATTCAACACCTCCAACATCAACAATATTTAATATTGGAACAAGTTTATCAGGAAGTGGAGATGATTATATAGCATATTGTTTCCATTCAGTAGCTGGATATAGCAAGTTTGGAAGTTATACTGGTAATGGAAGTTCTCAAAGCATTACAACAGGATTTCAACCTGATTGGCTTATGTTTAAAAGGACAGACCAGAATGGCTGGTATTGGGAAATATTTGATACTGTAAGAGGTATAGGCGTTGACCTTGCTGCAAACACATCTGCTGTAGAGCAAAACCAATCACCTGCAAATAGGATAACGATTAATACAGATGGGTTTACTCATACAACAGCAAATTATCACAACATATCAGGAGCTTCATATATATATATGGCATTTAAAATAAATTAAAATGAATGGATTTGAACCAACATTATTAGGAATAGTTACTTACGTAATAACAATATCACAATTAAACGAAGCACTACAATCACTTCTAATAATAGCAACGTTGGTTTATACAGTAATTAAGATTATACAACTTTTAAACGATAAGAAATGGTAAGAATATTTGAATGGTTAGCACAGCAATTTAGAACATTTAACAATTGGTTTAAAACTAATTGGAATAACATTATTAAGAAACTATTATTTAAAACAGGACTATAAAAACTATTAATCAAAAATTAATTATATTTGTAATATAAAAATTTTAAGCTATGGCAAGTACAGTATATAATGGAACAAATTTAATTTTAAAGGTCATCGCAGATGGTGGTACTTTAGCAGCAATAGGTCACACGACTTCTTGTACAATTTCTCTAACAAATGATATGGCAGATGCTACAACAAAGGATTCTTCTGGATTCTCTGAAAGCATTGCAGGTTTAATTTCAGGTGAAATATCTTTTGATGGTCTTGTAGATTATACAGATTCAAATGGTGCTACTGAATTAGCTGGATTTTTATTAGGTCGTACTAAAGTAGATTTTAGCTACGGTACTGAAACGACTGGCGATACAGTTTATACAGGTGAGGGATTTCTTACAGGACTTGAGGTTTCTGGCGAAATGGAATCTGCTGTTAGTTACAGTGGGACAATTCAAGTAACTGGAACTATCACGGCTACAGTTAACCCATAATAAATGAACAAAAAAAGAGGTTATTACACCCTTAATGTTGGGGGCAAAGAAAGAGTATTACACTTTTCAATGAACTTTTGGGCAAACTTCACAGAGATATTAGATATATCTTTAGAGGAGATTGCCACTGTATTTGAAAAAGGAGTTTCCCTAAAAGCAATTCGTACTCTTATATATTCTGGACTTTTGGCGTATGACCAAGAAAATGGTAATGAAATTGACTACAATGAATATTCTGTTGGAAGTTGGTTAGAGGATATTACGCCAGATGATTTAGAAAAAATTATTGCATCTATGATGGAATCAAAAATTCTTGGTAATGAACTAAATGTTGGTTTATCAAGAAAAGGAGATGACACAAAAAAAAAATAGATAAACTTTCCTGGGAAGATTTAACGGATTTTTATATAGGACAAATTGGTATTATCCCTGATAATTTTTGGAGTAACACTTGGAAAGAAAATATACTTCTTTCTGAAGCGCACTCTATCAAAATGAATTTACAGTGGGAACAAACCAGGTTTTTAGCTACTATGATACATAATGTCAATTGTAGTAAAAAACAACAAATGCTAAAGCCAGAGAACTTATTTCCTTTGCCTCAAGACATTAGAGTTAAAAAGGTAAAATCTACAAAAGAACAATATAAAAAATTCCTTGATAAAGTCAACAATTTAAAAAAAGACGAGTAGGGTAATTTTTAGTATTTTTGTAGTATGGCAGAAAATCAAAAACTTCACGTAGATATAATTGGGGATGCTTCCTCATTAAATAAATCACTTGGTAGGGCTGAAGGTAGGTTAAAAAAGTTTAGTGGCTCTTTAACTAGAACTGGTAGAGCATTAACAACAAGGCTTACTTTACCTTTAGCGGCTGTTGGAACTATGGCGGTGAAACAAGCTGCTCATTTTGAAAAATTACAAACTACTTTAAATGTTTTAACTGGTTCAGCTGAAGATGGAGCTAAAGCATTCGAAAGATTAGTTCAGTTTAGTGCTAAAACACCATTTCAACTTGGCGATTTAGTAAAGGTTAATAATACCCTTATGGGGTTTGGTTTAAGTACTGATAAAGCATTTAATAGTTTATCTATGCTTGGTGATGTAGCTGGAATTGTTGGAGGGGACCTACAATCTATTGCAATAGCATTTGGACAGGCTGCAGCAGAAGGGCGAGTTATGACTAGAGACCTACGTCAGTTCATTAATAATGGGGTGCCTATTCTACAAGTATTATCCGAGGAAATGGGCGTTGCTGAAGGAGCAATTATGGATATGGCTTCGGAGGGTAAAATAACTTTTGAATTACTTGATAGAGCGTTTAGAAGTGCAACTGCAGAGGGTGGTAAATTTGAAGGTGGAATGGTAACATTAAGTGGAACTCTTAATGGATTATTCTCAACTTTAAAAGATAATGTAAATATAGCACTTGCAACATTTGGTAAAGAAATAGCAGAAGCATTAAATTTAAAAGAGGGTATTCCTGCTTTATCTAAAAAAATTGGAGAATTAGTTAAATCATTTGAACAACTATCACCAAGCACACAAAGAATAACATTGTTAATTAGTGGTTTAGCAGTTATTATACCACCACTTTTAATTCTTTTAGGTGCTATAGCTGCATCATTTACTGCAATAGCAACTGCAGTATCAGCTACAACTGTAACAATTATTGCTTTAAGTTCAGCTTTAGTTGGTTTAATAGCATTAAGAGTAAGTAATGCAAAAAATCTAATTGAGGGAATAATAGGTAAACCTTTATCACTTAAAAAAGTTAATACAGAGTTACAATTATTACAAAATAATATAAATGCAATTGCAAAAAATGATTTTATTGGTGCATTAGGTAAAAATCAAAGTAGGCAACCTTTTTCTTTAGTACAACCAAAAGGAACATTTGGAGGTGATTCTACTTCAACAACTGCAATTAGTGAGACTAAAACAGAATTTGATGGATTAAGTGCTTCGGCAGCTTCATTACATCAAGCGATTTTTGGTTTTATTGAATCTGCTGGAACTGGTATAAATACTGTAGTAAGACCGGCTCTTTCATCATTAAGCCCAATAATTACAACAACACAAAGTGCATTTGCAGGTTTAGGAGAATCGGTTAAGGCAAACACTAAAGTAATTGTTGATGGCGCTCAAGTAGCTTCTGCTTTTCTTCAAGGATTTGCCAATTCAATAACAAGTGCTTTTTCTAATAGCGACAATAGTTTTAGAAGTTTTGCAGCTTCTATGTTAGATATTATAGGTAATTTAATTATACAAATGGGTATGGCGGCAATTGCAGCTTCTGAATTAGCGAAAACTTTTGCAATCCCAGGTGTTGGTTTAGTAGCTGGACTTGCAGCAGTAGCATTAGGAGCTGTCATTAAAGGTATTGCTGGAAGTATGA